TGCCTAAATGTCCGCTTGGAAAATTTAGAGGAAAGCCGTGGCCTGAGGTCGATGCTGGTTTTCTTGGATGGATGTTGCGCCAAGCCGATATGGATGCAGATTTGAAATGGAACGCGCAACGAGAACTTTTGCGCCGTGAAGGGAGAACGGAATGAACGACTTCTCAAAATCGCTTGAGGCCAAGAGCGACCAGATCAACAACACCGACTTGGCAGGCGCGCCGCAAACTATCAAGATCACGCGCATCAACGTCAACATGCGCGAGGATCAGCCGGTTAGCATCAGCTTTGAGGGTAGCGAAAAGGTTTATCGCCCATGCAAAGGAATGCGCCGAGCCCTCGCCGAGATTTGGGGCGCTGATCCTGGGGCGTTCATCGGGCGCAGCCTGACGCTATACCGTGATCCAGATGTGAGGTTTGGCGCTGATACCACGGGCGGTACACGCATCAGCCACGCCACGCACATCGACGGCCCGAAGAAAGTCACGGTCCCGGTATCGCGCGGCAAGGTCAAGACCTACCATATCCAGCCGCTAACCGTCGCGTCCGCAACCGAGACCCCAGACAACGCGCTTGCGCTATGCGAGGCTGCGGCAGGACGCGGCACAGAGGCTTTCCGGGCTTGGTGGGGTTCGGATGAGGGTAAGGCGTGCCGTTCTGTTGCACAGGCCAATATTGAGGCGTTGAAGTCCATGGCGTCTGCTGCTGATCCTGCGCCGGATCAAGGCGACGACGAGCCGCCTATGTGATCACCCCACATCGCAACGAATAACCCCGGCCAGCGATGAACTGGCCGGGGTTTTGTTTATGCGGCGTCGAACAATCCGCCCTGCGATGCCTCAGCTTCTGCCAGATTATTACCAGCCATGGCGGCATATTCTGGCTTCAATTCAAATCCAAGATATCGGCGAAACATCTTGATAGCCTGGTATCCGGTCGATCCAATGCCGTTGAATGGATCAAGCACAACATCCCCAGGCTTGCTATAAAGCCGCAGGCAACGCTCGATCACATCCAACTGCAGGGGGCAGACGTGCTTTTCGTCGTTCTCTGCCTTTGCGCCGCGCCAGCCGTTCAGCACCTTGCCTTGATTTATATTCATCCAGACAGGGCTTGCCAGTGCCTGCCACTCGTATACGTCAAACTCGGCGTGCTTGATCATCTCTGCCAGCGCATCATCAGAAGGCGTTTCAGATGCCAGCCCTTGACGGTGCATTTCTGTCAGCCAATTGCGGGCGATTTTGATCGCTTCCTTGATATCTCCGGGCGCGCAATGTTCCACCCGATCCGGGTTTTCTCCGGGCGCGCGAAACATCAGCATGTAATCCGGCATCCCGATTCGGTTCATTGTGCTATCCTTGCGGATCTGCTTGTAAAGCAAGCCCAGTGCCTTGGTGCGCTGCATTTCGACTACGGGGTCTTTCCAGATCGTGACACGGCTGTGATAGATCATGCCAGCCGCCTCATGTGCCCGGATCACATCGCCGGAAAAGTCTTGCAGCCCGATGTAGCCATGCTTGCCCTTGCGGGTTGGTAGATCAGTCACATGGATGCACGCCACCCGCCCGGGCTTCATCACACGCGCAAGTGCATCGGCAAAGAACCGATACTGGTCAATGAACGCGGCCCCGTCGCCAGCGTTTCCAAGGTCACGTTCGCTGTCAGAATAGACGAACAACGAACCGAAAGGGATACTTGTCACCATGCAATCGACTGATTGCGCCGGCATGGCGTGCATACCCTCGATGCAGTCTGAATTATGGACTGCCCACCATTTGCCTTGATATTCTGGTTGTTTCATTTCTTCTCTCCCTTGATCCATTCTGGAAACGCCAAGTCAATCGGCCTGTCATATGCCACCCTGACGCTTGCGTTGCTTTGCGCTTGCCCCATGGCAACAGACATGCGGCGTTTCATTTCATCGTGTTTTTCAGATTTTACGTTGATAATATCCCAGATGCTTGCCTCGGTGTCGCTCATCACAACGTCATTTCTGACGCGCTGCGATTGCCCGAAACGGTGAGACCTGCGCTTTGCCTGATAGTGTTGCTCGTAGCTAAAGCTGATGCTGGCAAATACGGCATGGGCGCAATGCTGCCAGTTCACCCCAAACCCAGCGAGTTTAGGTTTGCAGACGATTGCCCGATACTGACCATCTTGGAACCCTAGTAGGCGGCGTTCTTTTTCATCTGGGTCTTGATCACCGCGCACTTCAATCGCGCCGTCGATTGCCTTTGTCAGATATGTGCTTTCTTCATTGGTCTCGCACCATACCGTCACTGGCGCATCATGGTTTGCCAGTTCAGATGCAAGATCGCACCTTTGCTTTAGCGTAATCTTCTTTTCGGCGTGGAAGCTGGTCGCACTCATTTCAGGGATACGAAACAGCATGCCTTGATCGACGTTTTGCATACGGTCGGCTGATACGATGTGCATCCGCTCGTCAATCGGCGGCAAAACATATCCTGTATCATCGCCGCCTAGATCGCTTGGCAGAGTTGCGCACCTCGCCCATGACGCCACGAAAGCCCAGAAGTCATCTTGCGCGTGACCCTTCAGTCGCCAGTCTTGCGATGCCGATCCTGTGTCATTGATAAACCACTTTGACAGCATTTCCTGCTGGCGCATGATGCCCAGAAACTCGGCATGGTTGCCTAGTTCCGTGTGATCGTTAGGGCTTGGCGTTGCAGTTGCCGCCAGCTTGTAAGGCGTATCAGCAAACGCGGCCTGAATTGTGGCGCGTGTTCGTCCTGCGTAACTTTTCAGAATGCTGCTTTCGTCCAGGATGACCGCGCCGAATGATGATGGGTCCAGCTTCTGCAGCCGCTCGTAGTTTGCGACCATGACTCCAGAACCGACCTGCGACTGTTCCTTGATCTGGCGTGCATCAATGCCGAATTTGTTACCCTCGCGCACCATCTGCCCTGCAACAGCAAGCGGGGTCAGGATCAGCGACGGCTTGCCGGTTTCTTCGGCACATTGGCGCGCAAACTCCAGCTCAATGAATGACTTGCCAAGTCCAGTATCCAGGAAGGCGGCGGATCGGCCCAAGTTAAGCGCGAAGTCCAGAACGACAGACTGATGCGTCTTGGCTTTTGAGTTGATGGGTTTTGGCACGAACCCGGATGGAGCAAGTTTTATTGCTCTGGATGCAATGAAAGCGCGGTATTCTGATAATGACATATCAACCTCACCTGATGGTTGCACCTGATTTGAGCGGGCAGGGGGCAGGTGTGAACCCCTTTTCATCTGGCCAGACTAGCCCGCTTCGGTATCGTATTTTGCGACGGTGCCGCAGTCAAGAGCCAAACACCAATCCTTCCATACCCGCCAGCCCCAGCGCTTCCATATCCCGCCACAGCCCGCGCCGTGCATGATCCCGTTCCGGCGCGCAGCGCGGCTCGTGCAGGACAGCCCATCGATAGGCGTCAATCTGGTCGAGGAATTTAAGCCTGATCCGCGTATCAAGCGACAGGCCGACGTAGCCGATCCATGCCAGATAGGCATCATCCGCCATATCAAGCGCCGCCTGCAATCCCGGCACCGCATCCTTGTCAGGCCGGGACCAATCGCGGGTGAACACCTCGGCCAGATCATGCGACAGGATAGCCTCGTCCAGTTCGGGATAAGCCCCCGGCCAGAGCATACGCCGCAGCCGCAGCATTCGGTTCTGGTGGGCGTCAACCGTATCGCCTGAGTTACGCAGCGCAGGCCATGGGTTGCTATGCCAGCGCAGGGTTGACCCGTGGGACCATGTGTCTGTCATCATCCCCGCCCCTGCCATTCTTCGCGGATCGCCCGCAGATACTTGGTGACGGTATTCGGTGCCAGCCCGGTTTCCTCGGCAAGCTGCCCCGGCGTGATGCCGGGCTTTTCGTGCAGGATTTCCCTAATTCGGTCCAATACGATCTGCTTAATTCCAGCCATTTCATGCGCCCTTTCGCTTTGCATGGTATCTTGTCGCATTTCCTGCTTGACTGTGCAAGCGCAATCGCGCAATGTGTCCTTACAGCGCCGATGGTGGCGCAGGGAGAGACACCGTGAAATTCAAGCTAACATCGGAAACCAAGATTTGGATTGGCCGCACAATTTATCGCATAGAGGCGCTGATTGATATTGCGTCCATC